TACAGCGATGTGGGCGTAATAAAGAACACAGCAGACCCCATTTACAAGAAATACAACTACAGCATAAGGGGCAAGAGCTTTTACCCTTATCAGCTGCTGAAAATACTCCGAAATACCGACGGCTACGGCAAGGGCAGGGGCATTATTGATGACAGTCCCCTTGTAATTGATACGGCGTACAGCATGATAAAGTTCCAGCGCTCCCAGATGATGAAGGGCGGCAGCAAAAGAGGATTTCTGAAAACCGAAAGCAGGGTTGACCAAAAGGTCATTGACGAAATAAAGAGCAAATGGAGAAATCTGTATTCCACAGAGGATTCCGAAAGTGTGATGTTTCTGAATGCCGGCATTGACTTCAAGGAGATATCCGCAACGTCCGTGGAAATGCAGATAAACCAGAACATACAGACCATAAACAGCGAGATACTGAGGCTTTTCGGCACGTCTGACGGCATACTCAGTGCGGACACGGTAAAGAATGCCGTAATGCCTGTGCTGGACGTTATGGAAGCGGCGTTTGACAATGACCTGCTTCTCGAAAGCGAAAAGGGCAATGTATATTTCGCTTTTGACACCCGAGAGCTTACCAGGGGCGATATCCGGAGCAGGTATGCGGCTTATTCCGTTGCGCTGAAAAACAACTTCATGCAGCTTGACGAGGTGAGGGCGCTGGAAGATCTCCCGCCACTGGGTGTGAATTTTATCAAACTGGGGCTTAATGATGTGCTTCTTGACCCCGTTACCAACAAGATATACACCCCCAACACCAATGCTATGGTTGACCTTGGTTCGGGTGAGGGAGCGGTCAAGGCGGAGCCTGTTGACAATTCTGAAAAAGATGATATAATTGATGTTAGAGGCAAATATATTCAGCTGCCAAACGGCAAAATGAACGGAAGTCTGCCAAGTGCGAAAACAGAGCTCAAAGCCAAAATTGAAAGCGGAGAACTTCCGACGAAGCTTGATAAGGATAAGCAGAGCAGACACGTTATTGGAAATCCGGCATATGAAAAGCGAATAGTTAACGGTGAATTTCCAAGCTACATAACTGTAAACAAAATGAAAGTGCAGGAAATAATCAACTCCAAATCACTGACGGGCAAGGTTCAGAAACTTAAAGACGGTCAGTATCAGGAGCTGATAACTGCCGATGAATATTTCGGTGTTTTCTGTTCTCTTATAACTCACGAAAAAATCAAAACAAACAGAGGAGTTATCCATTATTCAAAAAATGGAACACATCTCGTCCCCACAAGTCCGGAGGAGTAATTTATGGATAGTGAAGCAATGTTCAACAGCAACGGTCATAAAGTAAGGCTCGTAGAAAAAGACGGCAGGGAAAGAACTGCAAACGTTATCCTTTTTCAGTCGGAATGGGACAGCGGCTGCGATGAAGCCTGCATTTGGCTTGATGATAACATTGAACCCGGTATTGTGCAGCAGAGTGACATTTCTTCGATTGAGGTGTTGGATTAAGGAAATGCCCGATTCAGAAGAAAAACTCATATGGTTCCTGCACACGGAAGGGAGAACTTGGTTGATGGTAAAAAATAATCCTCTTTCAGAAAAAGAAGCTGCTGTTTTTGAGCTTCTCAATGGCTTGATTGAAAATGCAGATGACAAAAAGCATGCATTCACTGTTATGCTGTGCTGCATCAACAATGATGAGTTATGTGACAAGGTTCTCAGTATTCCCGACGGACGCAGACATATTACAGTATCGGATATAAATTCATGTTTAAGTGAATTTACTGAGCCTTTGGAAATCGTTGATGATGAGGAAGAGTGACAAGACAAAATTATGCTCAATTTATCTCATAAACAGTTGGATTTTTTGAAAAAGGAGTTTTCAGTCACAGAAACCGATATCAAAAATATGGATATTGACAAATGGACTGAATTACGTGAAAAATGCTTTGAAATTGAAGGTGCTGAGGCTATGGATATTCCGTCCGACACCTGCGTTTTACCTGACAGAGGCGAAATTGCCGCAAGCATTGTTGATACGACATATAAGGCTCTTTTTGGTAATTACAGCAAAAATCCGAAAGGAGAAAAATCGTAATGACTGCTCAGTTTAATTCAGAACAGAAAAAGCTGCTTAAAAAAATTGGTCTGTCCGATAATTTTAACTCTGATATGTCTGACAGCAAAGTTGAAGAATTTATCGACAAAGTTTCAGGTCATTTGCAGATGTCGGGACTTTCCGATGATGGGCTTAACCGTGAAGGGCAGATTTGCGAGGATATTTTGAATTTGATTGCTGACATATAAACCGCTTTGATATCAAGGCGGTTTTTCTGAGAACTTGTCTTCACAAGATAAATGTGGTATAATAAAAGAACAATGAGATATACAAGTGATATGACGGAAAGTCAATGGGAAATAATAAAACCAATATTACAGGAAGCAAAATACAGGAGCTTGGAAGAAAATCGAGAACAGATAAATGCAGTATTTTACTTGGTGAAAACAGGGTGTCGATGGAGGAACCTGCCAAAAGATTTTCCTAAGTGGAAGACCGTATATAGCTTCTATAGAAGAGCTTGTCTGAATGGAATATGGGATAAAATACAGAAAGCACCGGTCAAAAAAGTTCGTTTGGCAAAAGGTAGAAAAGAAGCTCCAAGCTATGCTTTGATTGATTCACAAAGTGCTAAAACAGTATCATCAAATGAAAACCGAGGATATGACGGAGGAAAAAAACAAAAGGACGAAAGCGGCATATAGTAACAGATACAATGGGAAATCCGCTTTGTGTGCACGTCCATGCCGGCAACATTCACGATACCAAGGGCGGAGTATATACTTTTGAAAAAGCTTTATATCGTTATCCCACACTTATTGGCGTTCGTGCCGATCAAGGATACAGGGGTACTTTTAAAAACACGTCTGAAATTTTTCACAATTTAAAAATTGATATTTCTCCGCAAATAAAAAATGAATTTGAAATTCAGCCTGTTCGTTGGGTAGTTGAACGAACATTTGGCCGGATGACTTGGTCTGGGCGTTTATCAAAGGACTATGAAATTAGGACTTTTTACCAAGAAAATATTTGTATTATTTCCAATTTGCAAACCCTGTTGCGTCGATTTTAGTTTGTGAAGACAAGTTCTAAAAGATGGTTTATAGCCATTGGTGCGGCGTTGTCAAGCTGGCTCGGACTGCTTTACGTGCCGATGATCGTGCTGATGCTGTGCAACATCATTGACTATGGCACGGGGCTGTGTGCCGCAAAGTACCGTCAGGAGACTGTATGCTCGTACAAATCAATTCGTGGTATCGCTAAGAAAATATGTATGTGGCTGTTGGTTGCGGT